ATGAAGCCCCGCATCGAAGCGGTTTCGTACCGCGGTTACAAGCCCGGCGTGTTTGAGACGCCGGAGGTCGCGCACCGCTGCGGCCAGTGGCTCAAGAGCCTCAACGGCGACGTGAACGCCCGCCAGTGGTGCCGCGACCACCTGGGCATCGAATCCCGCGACCTCGGCGGCCAAGTCAACAGCCTCGGCGGAAGCCTGGTTTTTGAGGATTTCAGCAATTCCCTCATCCGCCTGGTTGAGACCTTCGGGGTGTCGATGAACCTCGCCCAGCGCGTCACGACCTCCTCGGACACGCTCTTGGTGCCCAAGCGTCTGTCGGGCATCACGGGCTACTGGCTCGGCGAAAACACCACCATCACCACGAGCGACCCCACGGCGACGATGGTGCAGCTGGTGCTGAAGAAGTTGGCCGCGGCCACCCGCGTCAGCAACGAGCTGCTCGCCGACAACGCCATTTCGGTGGCCCAGTGGCTCGTGCAGGAGTACGCCACGACCATCAGCGGCACCCTCGACGACGCTTTCTTCAACGGCACCGGCTCGTCCGCCTACGGCGGCATCCGTGGCCTGTCGCAGATTGACGACGGCACGCACACCGCGTCGGTCGTGTCTGCGGCTTCCGGCAACACGTCGGTGGCGGCCCTCGACATCGACGACTACCTCAAGGCTCTCGCCAGCCTTCCGCGGTACGCGATTGGTACTTCGGCCTGGTACATGCACCCGGCCGTCTACCACAACAGCGTGCAGCGGATGATGCTGTCGAGCGGCACGGCTGGGTCGGGCACGATCGGGGCGCTTGCTGGCGGCAACACCGCGGCGAATCTTGCCCAGGGCACGCCCAACACCTTCCTCGGCCTGCCCGTGGTGTGGGTGCTGAAGATGTCGGCTGCTCCGACGACCGGCCAGATCGCGGCCTACGTCGGCGACGTGTCCCTTTCGTCCATCATGGCGAACAAGGGCGACATGCAGATTGCCTCGAGCACCGACCGCTACTTCGAGGTGGATCAGACCGCGTGGAGGGTCACCTACCGCGTGGACATCAACCACCACTCGCTCGGAACCAACAGCGAGGCCGGCCCGGTGGTCGCCCTCAAGCTCGCCTGAACCTGACACCTTTCTAGGAGAATGAACCCATGAATCATCATTCCGGTGCCAAGTCGGTGGTCAAGGCTGCGGCGAGCGTCGCGGCGTCGGCCACTCACTCGCACGAGATCGACACGGCCGGATTCAAGTTCGCCAGCATCGACGTGGTCTACTCGCCGTTCACGGCGACGACCTCGGCGTACGCCAGCGTCTGCAAGGTGCAGGAATCCGACGCGTCCGGCTCGGGCCAGACGGACATCACGGGGCTGTCGGTCACCGCTGGTGCCGGCGCGACCACGGGCGCGAACGTCGGAGCGGTTGCCCGGTTTAACGTCGATCTGCGTGGCCGCAAGCGGTACCTGACCGTCGTTACCAGCCCCGGCAACACGGTGGCGGTCGTGACCGCGGCCCGGCTCAGCAAGGCCGAGCAGCACGCTGTCACAGCGAGCGAGTCCGGCGTGAACAACGTCGCCAACGCCTGACGCTTGACGCATCAGAGATAACGCCCACATGCGGGCGGCTCGGTACGCCCGGGCCGCCCGTTGGCGTTTCTGGAGACACCATGAAAGTTTGCGTTGGCAACGTTGAGCACGACCTGCGGGTGGAGGCGGCGTTCAGCCTGCCTCGGCTGGCATTCACCGACAATTATTTTTGCGTCATGTCGGCCTTAATGCCGCTTGGCATTCGGCCCACTAAATTTACCGGGGCTTTCTGGGAGCAATGTTTAGACAGGGTGCTGGTGGACATGGTGGAGCGAACCGATTGGATCCTCGCCATTGACTACGACACCGTCTTTGAAGCCGACACGGTTCAGCGGCTGATGACGGCGGCCATGGTGTCGGGCTATGACGCCGTGGCTCCGCTGCAGACGAAGCGGGACGACGGCGTGCCGATGTTCACGCCCGAGGGGCACGACGGCAGCATCGGCATGGTGCAGCTGCCCAACAGCTGGTTTGAGGCAGTGATTCAGCCAGTGGATACCGCGCACTTCGGGTGCACGCTCATTCGCAGCGAAGCCCTAAAACGGACGCCTGCTCCGTGGTTTCTTGGCAAGCCCTGCGCTGATGGGCACTGGGGAGATCCGCAGCCAGGCGAGCCGCCGCGCTGCGACCCTGACATCTACTTTTGGAAGCAGTTCAAGAAGTCGGGGCACACGCTCGGGCTTGCCCCGCAGATCGCCATCGGCCACGCAGAGCTGAAGATCACATGGCCGGGCCGGGATTTGAAGCCGGTCTACCAGACGCCAAGCAATTACTGGAACCAGGGCGGCCGTCGCCCGGCCGAGGCGTGGGGATCCATTGAACACGGGGAGGCATCGAATGCGGCCTGATCACGTCTTGCTGCGGTTTACGCGGTCGATGAACGGCTACACGAAGGGGGCCGTGATTGAGTATCCCAGCGGGCCGGCGAAAAGCTTGCTGCTCACGGGCGGCGTTGAGCTTGTCCGCGACCAGCAGCCGCTGCTCGAGGTCGCCGCGGTTGAGCACCGCAACGTCGAAACGGCCGACGCCCCGCGCCGCCGAGGGAGGAAACCTACCCGATGAGATATCGCAGCCTGATTCGTGCAACCGAGCCTGCCAGTAACCCGGTGACGCTTGCCGAGGCGAAGCTGCACCTGCGTATCGACAACACGGACGACGACACGCTGATCAACAACCTCATTTCCGCGGCCACCCGCTGGGCAGAGGATTACTGCGACCGGACCTTTTGCGCCACGCAGTGGACCATGCGTCTTGATTCGTTCTACGGGCCCGTCGGCAGCCCGGTGCAATTCGGCCTGAAGGCGGACGGCAACAACATCGAAGGCCGCCAGGGCACCGTGCCCAACCTCGACATTGAACTGCCACGCCCGCCCATGGTGCAGTCGGGCACGGCCACGGCGGTCACGATCACCTACACGCCGTCCGCTGGGGCCTCTACGACGACGCTGGACGCCACGGAGTACCGAGTTGACCGGCAGGCCACCCCAGGCGTGGCTCGCCCGCTGTACGGCCAGACGTGGCCGACACACCTTGTGGACCAGAACAGCACGACCGTGACATGGTGGGCAGGCTACTCAGCGGACGGCACCAGCGTGCCCGCCACGGTGAAGTCGGCCATCCTCATGCTGGTGGCACACCTCTGGCGGAATCGCGAGATGGCCGCCGAGGCGGCGTTGACCGAAGTGCCGATGGGCACAAGGGCCCTGCTCGACACCATCCGCTGGGGCTCTTACAGATGATCAACGCAGGCGATCTGACCGACCGCATCGTGATACAGCAGGCGACCGAGACCAAGAACTCTGTCGGCGAAGTGTCGCTGACGTGGGCAACCTTCGCCACGGTGTGGGCTGACGTGCGCGCCTTATCGGGCCGCGAGGCCGAGCGGTACGGGCAGATCGTCGGGCTTACGGGCCACAAGGTGACGATCCGCGCATTGACGGGCATTAAGCCCGCCATGCGAATTCTCTACAACACCACCCGTACGCTCGAGATCGGGGCAATAAACGAATACGAACGCTCTTGGTACATGGAGCTGATCTGCACGGAGCTTGCTGCGACATGAGCCTGCCAGAAGCCCCAGAGGCGTTTCTATTTCAGCGACTGACAAGTCAGACGGCCGTATCATCGCTGATCGGCTCCCGAGTGTTTCCGCTGCTGGCCCCAACGGGCACGCCGCTGCCCCTGGTCGTCTACCAACGCACCGCCGTGGAGCGTCCGCAGTCGCTTGCGGGTAACGTCGGCAATCCGGTTGTCACGCTGCAGCTGACCACGTACGGCACGTCCTACACAAGCGTAAAGAGCATAGCCCGCGCCGTCCGCCTGGCGGTTGACGGCTGGACCGGCACCACGGCAGGTGTGACGATCCAGAGGACAACGCTGGTGAGCGAAGCTGACGGCGTGGACATGCCGGCCGACGACCAGATGCTGCCCTACTACAATGTGCAGCAGTCGTTTGAATTCCGAATCAACGAGGCTACGTAATGGCTCGTCCCGTCGGCATGACGCTTGAGTTTCCAGACATTCCTGGTCTTGCGGAAAAGTTTCGCGACTTACCGAAATCGCTGGCAGCCGCGTCTATCGGCGCGGGCGTTAGACGATCCATGAAGCCGGCCGAATCTGCGTTGAAGGCAATTACCCCAGTTGGCCCGACCGGAAACCTGCGGCGAGGAATTGCCACCAAGGCAAAGCGCTACCCCAAGAGCGGCGCAGCCGTTGCAATCGTCGGGTTTAGGAAACCCAATTCCAAGGGCCCGCCCAAAGAAGGCGTCAGGCGGCGAAACAAAGCGTCAGACAAGACGCAGCATCAGTTTCTGGTGGAGTACGGGTCGCAACAGCGGTTCACTAAATCCGAGGCTAACCGCGGCCGAATGCCCGCCCGGCCGATTGTCCGTCAAGCGTGGCAGGCGTCGGAGTCTCAGGTTGCCGGGCTTTTGGCCACGGAAATGAAAACAGCCTACGACAAGGCGCTGAAACAGTTGCCGAAGTTCATGGCCGCACGTGCCAAGAAGGGGCGAACGTAACTGGAAGGAGCACCCTTCTAAACCGTAGTTTGAACGCAGGGCCACGGCCCCAGAAACACACAGGAGCACGCCACCATGGCAGCCGATTCCCAGGGCAACACGTTCACCTTCGCCAGCAGCACCTACACCGTAACGAGCGTTACCGTGACGCCTGGTGGCGACCTGCTTGATGAATCGCACCTCGGGCTGGCGACCGGGCAGGGCCGGCGATACCAGACGCCGGCGCTCAAGGACGACGAGATTAGCTGCGAAGCCTTGGGGTCTACAGCGGTCGCCATCGGAACCAGCGGCAACCTCGTTTTTGCAAGCACGACGTACACCGCAATTGTGTCATCGGCCAGCGTGGCGTACGCCGTCGGTGAACTGGTTAAGCAATCGCTCACGTTTAAAGTCCGCTAGTAACGACGGGAGGCCGTCGTGGCAAACGTATCGCAGGGCATCACCGTCACCTGGGGTGCGGTCACCCTGGGCGAGCTTGTCAGCGTGTCTGTCGATAGCGTTGCGTCTGACTCGGTTGAGGTCACCTCTCGCAACACGACCAACCGCCTCAAGAAGTTTTCCGCAGCAGACGTTGACGGCGGCACCGTATCGGTGACGGTGCGCGGCACCGCGGGCATGTCCACCACCAACGTCGGCTTGACGGCTGCTCTATCTATCGGTGGTCCGGGCGTTTCGTTGTCGTTGCCTTGGGCCATGTTCGAAAAGCTCGGGTGGTCTGCGTCAATCGGTGAACTGCAGGCCTATTCCGTGACGTTCAAGATTGGAGCCGCGTGACATGGGTTTAGCAGATGACATCTTGGCAGCGGACAAGGGCCAGCTGGTCCGCGTGCACGTCCCCGAGTGGGATCGTGTCGTGTTCATTCGCACGCTGCCGCTCGGCGAGCTGCAGGCGTGGGAGCTTGCGTGCCTGCGAAGCAAGGGCGAAGGCGTGGACGACTACCGCACTCGCTACTTGTCCAAGTGCTTGGTGGACGAGAACGGGCAGGAGATTTTTACGGGCGACCAGCTGAAGCGAATTAGCGGAACGGTGGGGGCTCGGCTGTTCAAAATCGCTCAAAAGCACAACGAACTGGACGAGAAAGAAATTGAGGAGATTGGAAAAAACTGATTGACCGGCCGCTGGACGCATTCCCGCTGCTGTTGGCCGGTCACCTTGGAATGACGGTGCGGGAACTTGGCGAGCGAATGGACCTAGCCGAATACAAGCGGTGGCTGGCGTTTCACAGGTACGTGAATCCCTTGGGAGGCGAGTGGCGGCAGGCGGCGAGGATCACGGCAGCAGTTCTGGCACCGCACTGCGGGCGAGGGCGAACGCCAAAGGAAGATGATTTCATGCCGACGGAAAAGCCGCCAATGACGGCGGCCCAGATCGCGGCAGAACTTAGCAAGCTCAATCGGTAACGTATGGCAACAACTCTAGCACTGGCGATGCGGGCGAGCATGTCCGCGGGCGGTGTTGTGTCTGGGGCGAACGACGCCGGCCGTGCCATGGATCGCATGGGGCGGCAGGCTCAAAAGCTTTCCCGCGACATGTCGATGCTGAAAAACATCGCCGTTGGTGCGGTGTTTGCCAAGATCTCGAGTTCGTTCATTTTTGCTGCTAAGTCTGCGGCGACGTACGCGGCGAGCGTTGCCAATTCTGTGGATCAGACCAACGACCTTGCCCAGCGGTTGGGCATGGGCGTTGAATCGCTGCAAGCCCTGCAGATGGCGGCAAAGCTGTCTGGCATTGATGACGCCACTGGGGCGCTGCAAAAGCTTACGGTTGCCATCGGCAAGGCAGCCGAGAGCGGGGAGACGGCCGCATTTGAAAAGCTTGGGCTGAACTTTGCCCAATTGCAGGCGATGTCCCCAGAAGACCAATTCAAGGCCGTTCAGCAGGCTATCGCGGCACTGCCAACGCCCGCTGAGCGGGCAGCTGCGGCCGTCGCAATCTTCGGAAAGTCGGGCATTGAGATGCTTCCGATCATGGAGCAGAACCTGGCGCAGATCGAAGAGCGGATGCAGCGGCTGGGTGCGATTGTTGGCACCGACCAAGTGGAAGCCATCGGGTCAATGAACGACTCGCTAGACATGGTTAAGGCAACGTTTGACGGAATCATCAGCACAGTGGTTGGCAATCTCGCCCCGATCGTCACCAGCATGGCCGAGGAGTTCTTGGCGTTTGTGGAATCGTTCAATTCCATGAACGCCGACCAAGGCGGCATTGCGGGAGTCATCACCGACGCACTGCTGGACATCGCCGATTATTTCGCTGGCATCTTCGACAACGCCATGGCGTCATTCGACGGGTTCGGCGTGACGCTGCAAGAGGTCGGGGCCGTGTTTGAGTTTGTCGGCAACGTGTTTACGGCCGTGGGCGAAACGCTGCGGGCCGCATTCAATATGTTCCAAGTCGCTGGCAACCTGATTGCCGTGGCCGTCGGAAAACTGCTTGAGGGGCTTGGTAGTTGGATTTCCAGCGACCTCGAGCAGTTCGGCAAGGACATGGCCGCCAATGCCGCTCGGCAGGTTCAGGAGAACTCAAAGGAAGGCAACGAGGCGCTGGCAAACGCTGGCAGGGCTGCGGGGCGTGCCATCTTCGGCGGCAACGCGGCAGAAGGCGGCCCCGAAGGCCCTGCCCGGCGAGCAGTACGCGCCGCTAGGGAACGCATGACGCCCGAGGCCCAAGCGGAACGCGAGGCCGCCCGCAAAGCCAAGGAAGCCGAAGCAAAGGCCGCCCGCGAGGCAGCTGCCGCCGAGGCCAAGGCGAAAAAGGAAGCGGAGGACGCCAAGAAAAGGCAGGAGGAGGCTGCGAAGAAAGCTTCTGCCATCGACGAGAAGATGGCCGCCAAGCAGGAGGACATCGACAAGATTGAGGCCGACAAGGCGCGGGCCCTCGGCGGCAAGTCGAACGAGGCCCTCAAGGCCAACGACATCCGTTCAAGCGAGGGCATGGCCCAGTTCATCGCCCTGGCGACCGGCCGCGAGGATCCGGCCATTGAGGAGAACCGCAAGACGAACGCCAAGCTCGAGGAGATCCGCAAGGAGTTGCGGGCCATGCAGCAAGAAAAGGTCGAAATCCTGGGGGCTGCGGCATGAGCGTGGTAAACGTCACAGAACTCGCGACGGTGTCCGCCAGCCGCAAGTTTGGCGAGCCGCCGGTTTTCCAGCGCAAGTGGGTGGTTGAGGTTGATAACCCGACGACCACGCTGACGGAGATGCTGTCGGCCGTGCCGGTCACGGTGCTCGACCCGCACCCCGAGGCGAGCTACTGCAGGGCGATGCAGGCCAGCGGCGGCAATTACAACGGCTCGAGGTTCCATTACGAAATCACATGGGACTACGAGCTGCCGAAGCAGGAGAACCCCGACCCCAACCCGTTGGCGCGGCCCGATATTTGGAAGTGGACGACGGGCGGGCTGCAGGTGCCCGCGCTCTACTACTACGACGGGTCCACAATAAAAACTTTGGTGAACACGGCCAACGATTTTTTTGAGGGTGCCACCACGGACATCAGCACATTGCAGGCGTCGATTTCCGGCAACCGTGCGACGTTCGATTACGGGCTTGCGGCGGCGGTGACCAACTCGGTGAACAGCGACGAGTACTTGGGCGGCGAGGCGTACACGTGGAAGTGCAGCGGCATTTCCGGCCAGCCCGCCGTCGAGGTGGTGAACGAGGTGGAGATCCGGTACTGGCAGACTGAAGTGACGCTTGAGTATCGGCCAGACGGATGGCCGCTGCGGCTGCCCAACGTCGGCTGGAACTTTCTGGACGGTGGCGAAAAGAAACGCGTGTACGTCAAAGACCCAGACACAAGCGAACGTGTTCCCTCGAGCAACCCGCAACCGCTAACCGACGCCGGCGCTCTGAAGACCGGCGCGCCCGACAT